GGTCTGCCCATCTTCACATCGAAGAGGAATATCTCACCATCTTTCATAGCGATGAGATCGACCATGCCGGTACACCCTGCGTTCTTAAAGACTTGGAAGCCCTCATCCCATAACCACGTGATTGCGTAGTGTTCAGCAATGTCACCTTTAAGGTTAGGATCAGTGCGTCTCTGCCCAACTCGCTCCAATTTGGAACTCACTGTCAAGGGGGCATCTGAAGTTGTAATGCTGTTCCGTTTCTTTAATAGATTCTTTAGTAATTGCACCTACTTGCTCCTCAAGCCCATCTCGGACTAATATTTGAACCTCATCATGTACGAATGCCACGATCGCTACGTCATCATGTGACCAGCCTTGTTCGCGGAACTTACGTTCGATTGTCATGTACCAATGCTTACATATTAATGCACCGGCTGACTGTAATAAGGTGTTAAGTGCAGCGTGAGCATGTCTGATCGGTATAATACGACCATCCAAACCTAAGATACTGCCTTTGTTTGCTTTCATTTTTACTGCATCAGAGAGATACTTAAGAGCAGGGGTCTTACTTAGGAAACGCTTTTTAATACGTCCACCTTCTGTCCCGTCCTTACCAATGATAGAACCGATCTTCTCGTTCCCACCGCCGTATAGGAAGGCATAGATAAACGTCTTAGCCATGTTTCGTGTAGGCAAGCCTGCTGCTTCTTGGTTTGCTGTGTGTATATCTCCCTCTAAGATCTCTCGACCGTAAGCGCCATCGTCGTACCGTGACATATAATGAGCCAGACACCGCAGCTCTAAGCCACTAGCATCAGCACCTACGATTTTGTGCCCCGGAGGTGCGCGGAATAATGAGCGACACTCGTGACCGTAGACAGCATTCGTACTAGGAATCTGCGCTAGGTTGGGTGACGAGTGAGTGCAGCGTGACGTCACTGCGCCCATGTGGTTCACCCTCCCGTGTATACGTCCATCCTTCTCTAGTTTTAACCAAGCCTGTTTACCGTTACCGAGCTGTCCAAGCCTCTTGTTGAGCATTTGATACTCACACAGTAGTTTAGCTTCTGGTATGTCTATTGAAGAAAGGATCTTCTCATCGACCTTAGCGTCTCCCGTTTTAGTAAACTCCTTAGGTTTCCAGCCTCTCTTTAGCAACCTCTCGGCTACCTGCTGCCGACTTGCGGGGTTAAAAGGAACAGTCTTGGTTTTGGTTTTCATTTCAATGATCGTAGGCTCCATCGTCTCTAACAGTGTTGCTGTGATCTCCTCTTTACGAGCAGACAACTCACTGTAGAGTACCTGAGCCATCTCTATGGAGAACGGGAATCCTATACGTTCCTGCTGGAGGAGCAACTGGTGTATGGTATGTTCCATGTCCATTGCTTCTTGTGAGAACTGCTTAACCACAATACGTTGGTAGAGTTTGTAGTTAAGCTCCACGTCTTGCTCACAGTACTCCAACATCTCAGGAGTGTAGACATCCCAAGCGTTCTCTTTCTTTCCGTAGTCACCTTTGAAGAACTTTAAGCGTTGACCCCAAGCGTCTAAGGAGTGGCTGCCATAACGTGCAGGCTTCACTACCTTCTTGTGCGAGTCGAGTTCTCGTAGGTTTGGCCAGATCAATCTTGAAGCGACCAAGGTGTCGAACACCTCGCCTTTAAATTTAAGGTTCAGCACTTTCTCAAGTACCGGTAAGTCGTATGCCATGACATTGTGACCAGAGAAGACGTGACCTTGTGCCATCAGTTCGATGAACAAGTTCTCAACTTCGTCGTGCCCTACTGCTTTATAAACAGTTTGCAAGTCAGTGTCTTTGGCGACCATGCAGTGTATCTTGGTTACATCTTCAAGTAGTCCATCTGTTTCTACATCAAATATTATCATGCACCCTCCGCTAGAGTGGTTAGTCGTTAAAGTTATTAAACACCCGCCGCCACGTGTAACCTCGGATGAGGCTAGTCACTGTGAATATGCAGGTTATGGTAAGTGTTGAGTCGAGTGATAAGTATCCTTCGTTAACTAAAGGTTTAATTAAAAACTCCCAGACAGTAGCAGAGATAATAAACCCGCTGCCAACGTTGAGAACCTGTTCTTTCAATGATTGGTATTTTGACTGCATCGCCATACCTCCTATTTTGTTTCTAATGTAACGTGAGGTCATCAGCCTCCTTTATGTCTTCGTAGATTGCTATGAATTCACGCATGGACGGTATGTCCATTAGTTGGCCTGTATCGACCATCAATTCTACTAGGTCGACAAAAGCCTCTAGTAATTCTTCATCGTACTTGCTGTACATTTAAAATTCCTCGTTATCGAATGGTAGTTGTTCTTCGTCGAACGTTTCCGTCATGCGACCCGTGTCAACACTATAGGCCAGCTTATTACAAATCCCTGTCATTCCAGACCAGCGGTTCTTTAACACTCGTACAGTTGTAACGTGTGCATTCTCCGTTGCCTGTTGGTTACGCTCTAAGCCGATAACCATGTCAGAGAGTTGAGCGATAGCTGCTGAGCCCCTAAGCTGTGCGAGAGAAGTCATAGCTCCTTCTTCGTGTCCCTTATCACCACTCGGGCGTTTAAGGTGGGATACGAGGATCATGCCAATGTCTAACTCTTCAACTAAGGATCGTAGCTTTGTCATCATGTTATCTATGATGCGCCGCTCGTCACCGTCCTCTTGACCTGACACTACGATAGAGATGTGATCAAGGATGATGTACTTACAACCACAGCCATGTGCTAAGTACCTGATCTTAGAGATAAGGTTGTCGCTGTCCGTTGAACCCCAGTGATCGTACATGAACACTTTACCGGTTGCCAAGGTAGCATCAAATGCTTTCCTAAGTTCATCCTTAGGTGTCTCTGTTAAGTGAACAGGTTTGTCTAAGTATAAGGACATAAGCCCTTGCGCTGTACGCTTCGCTGATTCTTCCAAAGCAACGTAGCCTATGGTAGCGCCTTCGTTGAGAAGGTTGTAAGCGAACTCTCTAGTCAACTGACTCTTACCTAAGCCTGAGCCAGCCGTGACCGTAACGATCTCACCTAACCGACAACCGCCAGTCATGTCATTCAAACCAGCAAAAGGATAAGGCAGAGATTCTACTTCTTCCACTTCGGAGACTAGTTCCCAAAGATCAGCACCGTTGATGATACCATCAGGGCGATACTCTTTAGCTGACCACATCGCGTCTACAAGTTCCTTTGCCCGTCCTTGTTGTAGCATGTCACTGGCGTCCTTAAGGGGAAGCCTTGCGATCTTTGCTTTACTAGGAGGGAGAAGAGCAGCACATTCTTTCGCTGCCTTCATACCAACGTCATCATTATCGAACATAAAGATAACAGTCTCGAACTTGTCTAGCCATTCAATGGACTTTGATATGTCACGCTTAGCGCCTGCTGCTCCCGTCTTCACGGAGACAACTGGCCACTTGTTGCCCATAGCCTGTGACAAAGAGAGAGCATCAAGCTCCCCCTCTGTGACAGTGACCATTTTCCCGCCGTCTCTCCACAACCATTGGCCGTAGAGTCCAGCTTCTTTCAACGTCCCTTTAGCAAAGAACTCCTTGTTTGGCATTCTTATCTTCTGCGCGACAGTTCGGCCTGACTCGTCTTTGTGGTTCGCCACTTGAACAGGTGAACCGTTGAACTCAGCCACTCGGTAGTCCCACATCTTTGTTGTCTCTGCTGTTAACTTACGCTTGACTAAGGCTTGCGCCTCACCTGCTAAGAAGTCTACATCAGACTTAGTTTTTGTTACTGCCACTGGTGTGTCTCCTTTGTCGCCGTGTTTGTAAGTACTGCATGAGAAGCAAAAGGTGTGTCCGTCTGTGTAGATACCGCAGGCATCAGACGACCCACACTTATCGCAGGGTACGTGTTGGATAAATTCACTGTCGCTTTCTTCCATTTAATAAACCTCGTTGATGATGAGCCAGTCGTCAGGTACGTTACCTTCTGCCCAAGTGAAGCCGTTACGCTCCGCCCACTCAGAGCAAGTCATCTTCGTTCCGTCCTTACGGAGCTTAGCGCCTTGCACTGTGCTGCTGGCTCGTTGAAATAAAAACCTAATGTCAAGCTCAGGATGTTGTTGCTGTACACTCTTCATCTTACGTTGTGCGTCCTGCCTGAAGTAGCCCTTCACCTCAACGTAGATGTCCCCGATCAGAAGATCAGGGATGTAGTTTCGCTCTACAGTGTAGGGTAACTTACAAGGTTCGTAAGTGTAATTGATCCCGCGTTTGTCTAAGTTTGCTTGCACTCTATCCTCAAGTGTAGATCTACTAGAAATCGCCATCGGTAAATACCTCAGTTGCTTCTGTTGCAGTTGAAGTAGCATTGGCGGTGAAGCCATCTTCTTCATCAAACACAGAGGCAGCAGGGCTACCGTACTCAACTAACTCAATGACCTGAACGGCCTTTAGTCTGAGTGAAACACCGACCTTCTTTGTACCAGAGACCATATAAGACATGGGCTCGAAGGCGACCTTAACATCAGAGCCGTTGCCTACAGCAATCTCATCTGTCATGGGGGTGCGCTTAGCGTCGACAACAGCTACCTTCTGCTCAAAGGTGCGGCCATCACGAGTATTAACTTTTGCTTTTAACTTGAACTTGAACTCTACTTCGCCAGTCGCGTCGCCTGTTTCGCGATCATAGACAGGGGTGTAGGGTTCTTGAATGGACAGTTGATTCTTCAGTGCAGGTTTGTTCTTCACTTCTTCATCGAACTTAGCTGCGCACATTGTGTCGAGTTCTTCACACATTGCTGCTGCATCCGTTTCAGGTAAGGTCAAGCTAATGGAGTAGATGCCGTTAGCATCAAACTTTGTATCAGGCTCGAACAGTTTTGCCCACAATGCTTTGCCGCGCAGAACTTTTGTTAATTTAGCCATAATTTGTATTTCCTATTTAGTTTAAGTTGGTTTTGAAATGTTTTGGGTTGTTTAAATCCTCAGTAGCCCGAGTTTAGGCAAAGAAATATTTACTCAATAGCACCTCCTTTAGGTTTAAGTTGCCTTTCTTAGGTGGTAAGGGTAGGTCTGCGTCAGTCGGTAGCTTCCGCTTGGCTTCGACCCATAATTCATGTAACCAGTCTTTAGATGTATAGAGTTCAACAAAAGACTCCCGTAGACACTCAGACATTATAGGCATCTGAGGGCTGTATGTTCCAAAAGAATCATGGATCATCGCGAAGTCTAAGATGCCTGCTTCCCTACACCTGTTTACCGTGAGTGTTAAAGCACAAGCATCCATACTGTGAACAAAGTTTGGTGAACTTGACGACTTGTAACGTCTTGAATCTATAACAGCTATTTCGTCATCGTAGTCAACCTCGACTTTCTTATCCATGAGGTGGACAGTCACACGGCGTGTCTTCCTCTTAAAGTAACGCTGCTGCACAGGGAAACCAGTTGGCGTCTTCCATTCCATTATGGTGTTGTACTTCCCGTACTCCGCAGCGATCTGAGTGATGTAGTCCATTACTTGCCTAGCACCTGTGATCGTACTTGAGATCGCATCCCATATATGATC